CTGCACTAGGCAGCAAATAGGTATGAAGTTTAAGAACTACTCGGCTCTAACTTCTGGTTATGCATACTCCCGCATTGAGGAGTGCAAACTGTATTACGACAGGCGCCTAGAGCGCAATGTCGTACCGAGGGACCTCGAACTGTACGTTCGAGGAAACCACAACTTGTATCTGAAACAGATACCAAGTTGTTTAACACTGAGGAAAGCGGGCGGACCCCTTTCCAAATCAGTGGAACCATTCCTCATGGAGGATGGATTCCTATTTCCCTCTGTGGACAACCACGGAGAGGAAAGAAACACTCCCATTGAACATTGGTTCAGTGAGAGTTCCGACGCATCCCAAGCAGAAGAGCTTGAGGATGAGGTTCCTGGAGTTAGTGAAACTAACTCAAGGGATATCTACGAAGACCCGTTCAGGGTCCTTGCAGGATACTGCTTCGCTTCACAGTACTGTGAAGAGAAGCCCGTTATAAACGTCTGGGCCGGTGGTTGCCACCGGCTCCAAGGAAAGATCAAACCCGACCTAGTCGGGTCTGACCGAAAGAATGTTACCTGGTTCACCCAGATTAACAATCATGACGAGAAGATGCATCTGCTCTTCCGCCACACACACTGGGGCCATAGGATCCAGTGTGCTCGCAATTCTGCGAAAGGTGAGGATCCTCTAAGGAACTTCGCCTCAACACTATTCAGGAGAATATCATTCTTCCTGAGAGGACGTCATGATCCACTGTGGAACAATGACGAAATTGAAAAGTTCGCGGACTATAAAGTCTTGCGAAACAAGACCTACAGAGCACAGAGGCTCTTGGAGGTACTCAAAACTGTTGATGGAATGTTCCTACAACGGTTTCTTTCCTTCCCAGAAGAAGTCTGGGATTGGGAAAAGTTTGACCTATTTACCCTACAGGGTATATCGGTCCTCCTTACCGACGAGTTTATCGACGGTGAGGTTACTGACTTCTCCTTAAAGGAGCAAGTCACTCACTACGAAGATCTAAAACGATCTCGTAAGTTGTTCAAACAGGTTATACACCTGGATGAACCAAGCAAGGGTCTCCTTGCTATGAACGACGCACCACGATGGGTCAGTTCATTCCTCCGACCAGCTTGGAGCTGGGCGGTGAGATTTGAGGGTTTCTCCAGGCTTTACCTGGCAGGAACCTTGTCTCAGACGAGAGGATCTGGGACTCCACCTCCACTTGTTGTGCTACGCAGCAAGAGGAAGTTTCTGTTGTCGGTATCTGAACCGCCACCAGAATTTACCGCAACGCAGGCTGCATTAGTATCAGCTGCGTTGGATGACGTGATTGGGGGAATCCCCGATCATGTCTTTACAGGGCTGGACACTAAAGCACGTGTCACAGTCACAGGATCCGCCTGTTGGGAAGCCACCAGGAAGGAGGGCGGGACCGCCCAGGCCATATTAGACTTAATGTCTAAATATGACGAGATGCCCATTCCCGTAAGGGACATGGACACAGGAAAAGTACTCGAATATCGTCACAAGGACGACTTTCAGAGTGTCGGCACAGCAATATTCTTTGCGTGTCTAGATGAAGTTCTCTGGACTGAACCAGAGGAACTCAGAAAGGTTATGCTCACAATAGTGCGCGAACCTAGCAAAGCACGCGTAGTCACGAAGGGACTCGCGGCGTTGAAGATTGTGTTAGACACAATCTCCAAGATATGCGCTTGGCCCTTAAAGAAGGGGTTCAAGAGCTCGGAATCCGGAATGGGTAAATCCCACCACGGATGGAATCTCTTCAAGGACTTTACGTCCGAAGAGATGTATGACCTTCTGTTTTCCGAGGATCGGAGCAGGAGGGAGGAAGACACCTTCAATGATCACATTGATAGGGTCATACGGTGGCAAAACCTTTGGTTTTGTAGCACCGATTATCAAGAGGCGACAGACCGCTTGATACACGCATTTGCGCGACTGGTGTCGCGTAAATGGATGAAGAAATGTGGAATACCACAAATTCTTCAAGGTATCGTGATGGGAATATGTTTCCAGCCACGAACTGTCTACTTCACAGCCACTGGGCCGTTGAAGGACATAGGTCACCCGTCGGAGGGTGACACGAGGAAAGTAACCCTGTACAGGGGCGTCCTCATGGGAGACCCACTAACAAAAGTGGTACTCCATTTCTCGAATATAATATCGAGATCACTCGGCGAGGGCTTGGCCACCGGCGAGATATTCGCTCACTTCCGGAACGGATTTGAAGCAAATGAGGTATTTAATGCAAAGGCATTACATACCTAATATTCCACATGTCACTATGGTGACATGTGGTCGTAAGTAAAGGCTCCTATTGGAGCGGCATTACGTT